TCATCCCAATCTACAGAAGCATAGTCTGTAGTAATACTAGAACTATCAGACTTAAGTAAATACCATCTTTGTCCAGCTACACTAGGAACTGTTACGTTACCATAGAAAGGGTCAGTAGCTCCACTGACTCCTGCTGAAAAGAAAGGTAGTTGCGGTTCTTCGTTAGCTATGTCAAATAAAGATTTATTAATTGAATCTTTTACAAACTTCTGAATACCTGTAGCACTTGCAAAAGTAGAAGTAGTAAGTGGAACCTCGTTAAGTTCTCTAAGTACTTCGTTTGTTATATCTAAATATGTTGTAGCCATTATTTTTTATGAACCTTTTGAATTGGAAAGTTTGCTGTTAAACTAGCACCTTTATGTTTTACAAACTTACCTGAGTGTTTCATTAACTTATAACCACCTTTAGCTTGTTTCATCCAGTGGTATCCTTTAGGTGCTTTAACTTTCATAATAATCCTTTAAAAATAGTGGAGGAGTCCTAAGACTCCCCCGAATTGATATTAGTCAATTTTGTAGAAAGCTGATACTAGAGCTTCATCTCTAAGTACTTTCGCACCATAGACATGTAAGCCTCTAACAATATCACCAAACGATGTTGGGTCTCTCAACACTTCTGTTGAAAGGATAGTGTTAGCAGTAGCAGTAGAACTCATATGACCAGCCAAACATTTACCAGTTGCATTAGATGTAGCAGCGATATTGTTTGATTTGTACATATCAAATCCTCTTAGTTTTCCACTTGAAACTAAACCGTTTCTGATTGAACCTTGACCAGCGTTAAAGTCAACAGAAAGAAGTTTAGACCCAGACTGTCCTAATTGCTCATAGAAGTCAGGACCAGCAACGAACCATCTACCTTCTTCAGGTACATTTTGCTCGTCTAATAGTCTTGCCATTCTAGCCATTAAGTCTAGAGGGTCTGTTTCACCAGTTTGACCTAAGTCTACAGAACCAGTTCCATCAAATACTCCAGCACCTAAAGCTGTAGCATTGTCTGCACCTAATATGTGGTTAGGTGTAGCAGCAGAACATCCTGCAAACATTTTTTCTATGACAGCAGCGTCATATGAATCTTTTAATGCATATGCAGCTGAGCTAGAAGCAATTTCTTTAAAGTTCACATGTGACATATTTGTTTCAATATCATCTACGATGAATTTGAAAGCTTTAGCACTGTCAACAACCAAAGAAATTTCTTGGTCAGTTAGTAATGTTTGAGCTGTATCTGCATTTCTTGTGTAATCAGACACAGAAATTACAGGTTCTTTAATAATTTTTACAGAGTCTCCGTAAGCAGATATTTCACCAGCATAGTCGGTGTTAGTAATAGCTTCTACCACTGAGGCTTTTCTAAAGAAGTTTAAAACCTTTTTAGAGTAAACCGATGGTAGGAAAAAACTATTACCTTGGTTAGTACCACCTGCATCAAAGTTACTCGTTGCTGACCCGTCAGAGCCAGTTTGAAAATATTGAGCCATTTTGTTTTCCTTTTTAAGTTATAGTTATTTTGTGATTCTGCCTTCTTGCATAGCTTCACTGATTTCACTTTCGTACTTATCAAATTCAGCCATACTCATGGCAGCAATCTCCTTTTCTGACCATACTTTCTGTTGCGTAGGTTCTACACTAGTTGTTTTAGTGGAGACCATATCTGCAGCAGATTTTTTAGTCGGTTTAGAAGATGACGTAGTCTTAGTAGGTTCAATACCAAAATCTTTTTTAAACAAATCTAAAGCACGTGAAGCTAGGTCAGCATCGTCAGCATTTGAGTATATCCAATCTTGAATAGACTTAGGTTGCTCTTTTGCCCACCCATGGAAGTCATCACTGTTTCTGATATCTTCAAAATCAGGATGTCTGTCCGTTAATCTTTTTTCTGCATCTTGTCGTATTAATTGATTCTCACGTTCTTGGAGTTTACTAAGGCGTTCTTCTAGAACTTTTGCTTTAGTCTCCGATTGCATATGAGCAACAGTTTCTACAACTTCATAAACATCAGGATAATCATTTTTAAACTTTTCAAGTTCTTCTTCAGTTTTTGGAGCTTTATACTCAGGTGTATTTACCTGACTTAATAGCTCTTCTTCTCTGCTTTTAAACTCGTTAAGTTTACTATCATAATGTTTTTTTAAATCATCGTATCTTTTTTTATAGTCTGGTTTCTTATAAGGAGTATCCTTTTTAGTTTCCAGTTCTTGAGTATTAACACTTCCTTCAGCTTCCACTTCAGTTATATCGTTACTCTTAAAGAGCTTGTTCTGTGGCTCTTCAAAATACATATTTTCAGATGAGATAAAAGGTACATCTTCTGTGTGCCAATCTTTCTTTGCGTTATAAGGATTTGGCGTTTCCTCTTTTTGGACTTTATTAGTCATTTTCTTTTCTCCTACTCAGGGCTTCGTTTAACAAGGTAGCTGCAGATGTCGACTATGCAGGGCTTGTCTTGTAAAGGTAGCCTTTCGGTTATTAAAATAGTAAAGTGCCGAGTAATTAGTTCGGGTGGCTTTACCGTTAATTAGCTTCTTACGTGTGGAACTCTAGGGTCTAACATATTTCGTGTTACTTCTTCCTGTATCATATTATCTTCTTCAGCACCTAATGCTGGAGACATAACATCTGCAGGTTTCGTAATACGAGTTTCTGTTGTTACAACTTTTTCAAGTTGGTCACCCATCACGCCACCGTTATAAGCTGTTTGTCTTTTATCTGCATCAGCTTCAGCATCTTTCATCATACGCATCAATTCATCAGCTCCGATTTGTTCTGTAGCTTTTGCAGTAAAGACAAATTCTCCATCAGATAACCTAGCAGGTATACTGTCAGAGACTCCTGAACCCGGACCTTCAACAGGACCAGACCCAGCAAATTCTTGAGCAACATCTATAACTTTATCAAATAGCATAGATAGTTCCTCGTCTTGTTCTAGTTTAGACATAAGCATATCTTCTTCTTCTTCGCTTAATGCTTCGTCCATTATAAATCTTGTGTATCCATCTTCCATGTTATCGTCTGATTCCATAGATACATCTTCTTGTTCTTCCATTGGAATTACTAAAGCTGCTTTCATTTGGTCGTCCATAGACATTGGACCACCTTCTTCATAACCCATTCTTTCAACAACTTCAGGTGCTTCTTTTCTAAGAGCTTCAATACCTTTTCCACCATCTTTGTACATAGCTCTATCGTCTTCAAGTATATTACCTCCTTTAGCTCTTCCTTTTCTTTTAGGTTTTAATGCTTCCATAGCTAAACTAATAAATCTTTCTTCTTCTGTAGGATTTAATCTTATATTATTACCGCTTCCACCTAAAATACTAAAAGCTCTATCACCTAAATTAGCTGCTTTACCTGCAGCACCATATTCATCAATACGGTCTTGAGCTATAATATTTAAAATATCTTTTTTTTGTTTTTTATTTAACTTACTTAATACTTCTAAATAATCCATTTATCCCTCTTCTTTTCTTAGTATTGCTTCTTTAACCTGTAGGTCCAACTGCCCTAGGCGTTCCAGAAAATTCAGTTTCCCCTGCAACCGGTACATTTCCTGTTCCGATGTTGCCACCACCAGTGCCTGTAACTCCAAGTTCTTGAGGTTGTTCAGGTGTTCCTTGAAGGCTTCCCATTGGGGATTGTTGACCAAGGGGTTGAGCTTCTTCGCCATTTGTTTGTCCAGCATTTTGCATTCCTATTATTTGAGCCATCATTGCAGCTTCTTCAGGATCATTGAGTATTTCATCAGGGTCTAAGTCTAAGCTGTAGGCTAGTTCACTTATGAGTTTAGAAATCTTAACGAATGGAGCAACAGCAGGATTCTGAGCAGTTTGTAAGAACATAGTCAATCTTTGACTTCTTACTTCTTTCTGCATCAAGCTATTTGTTCCAGTAGCTTTAACTTCTAAATCACCTTTGACATCCAACTCGTCCTCTAAAAATTGCATGTTCCACTGGAAGTAAGCTTCTCCAAGTGGTTTTAATAAAAAGTCATCAAGGTTTTTGATAACTGTTTTAATATTTAAACTTGATGCTCCTAGTAACATTGACATACCGGAAGCTGTTCTTGTCATACTTTGTACACCTGTTTGTCCATGTGAGTAACTAGGTATACCTGTTTGTTCGTCTGCAAGTTGTCTAAACTTGTCAAACATCATTAAGTTTTCTTGTGATGTATTAGGAAACTTTAAACCATGTATAGCTTGTCCCGGCATACCAGCTTGTCTTCTGAATATCTTACCCGGATATATTTCCATTGATTGTCCACCGACTAAAGCAGACTCATCT